GGATTAGCGCCTAGCGTAGGTGTTCTACTAGCTTTTGGTGCAGCAGTAGCTTTGGTTGGAATTGGATTGTTTGCATTATCGGCAGCTCTTGGTGCGGTAGCGAATATTGTTCAGCAATCTGGTACTCAAATTTCATCAGCTTTTAGTATAATTCTTCAAGCTTTTATAGATAATATACCACTAGTAGTACAACTTGTTACAACTTTAGCACTTTCCTTGCTTGAATCTCTCGGTGCTATCGTGCCAGCTATTATCGAGCTTGGACTTACTATAATTGTATCGTTCTTACAATCTATTGCGGAGCATATAGGCGAGATTGTAGAAGCTGGCATATCGATTGTGGTGAATTTCATTCTTGGCGTGGCAGAAAAGATGCCAGATATTGTTGATGCAGCATTTAAACTTATTATCGGTTTTATTGAAGGTCTGGCTACTGCTATCGATAATAACCATGACGATTTATTCAAGGCTGTTGGACATCTTATAAAATCTATTGTTGAAGCTATAATCGATGGAATAACTAATATTGGTAAAGCAGCTGGAGATCTTATTACTGGTCCTGGCGGTTTCTTAGAAGGTCTTGGAAATTTTGCTTCTAGTGTATTCGATGCTGGTAAGAATTTGGTTCAAGGATTCATAGATGGCATTGCTAACATGGCGTCAAACGTTTGGAATGCCGCCTGCAATGTAGCGCAACAGGCTTGGAATGCTATTACTAATACTTTGGATGAGCACTCTCCATCGAGAGTTAGTTTCGGCGGAGGTGTAAACTTTATTCAGGGCTTTATTAACGGCATGTATCATCTAAGAGATGGAGCAGCTTTAGAAGCTGGCGCAGTTGCTTATGGTGCTATAAGTGCATTAGAGTCAGAACTTAATTCCGCTGATACAGAGTTTACTCCGACATATACACCAGTAATTGACGCTAGCGAAATTCAAAATGGAATAAATGGCATTGTAGGAATGATGGATTCTATACCATCAACTTATGGAATTACAGCAGACCTTACTAGCCAAAACCGTATGAAATCCCAAATGATGGAGCTTATGAGTTCTGGTCAAGATTTCTCTGAAATTATTGGATCTATCGGCCAACTTAGACGTGATATGGCTGGGTATACTGATGCCGTTGGAAAGATGCAGATGGTATTGGATACTGGTACACTTGTTGGTCAACTAACTCCTGGTATAGATATGGGGCTTGGCCGATCTGCAATATTGAGTAGAAGGGGGGTCTAGATGTATCATTCTTTGCAAATTAAAACATTTCCTGGTCGTGGATCTGGATCGTTAACGTTTGATACGTATAAAGATTTTTTTCTAGTCCCGACTTCTGTTCCGGTTATTAATCCGCCAACTGTCAAAGCAAAAACTATAGAAGTTCCTGGTGCTAATGGGGCTATTGACTTAACCGAGTCTTTAACCCCATTTCCTGTTTATGGTGATAGAACTGGGTCTATTGAATTTGCAGTGTTAAACAATCGTCGAGAATGGTACAATTTATACAAAACGATTCATGGAGTAAAGAATCAGCATGCATTGGATGGCGAAAGAGCATGGTCTCTTTTATATTCAGACATTACTAATAAACTTCACGGTCGAAAATGTCAAATCATTCTTGAAGATGATCCAGAGTGGTATTATGAAGGTCGTATTGCTGTAAATTCGTGGAAATCTAGTAATAATGGTGGATGGCCTACTATTACTTTAGACTATACTTTATATCCATACAAATTTTCGATTAGTTCGTCAACAGATGGTGCTTCTGGAACTGGTAGCGATCGTTGGAAATGGGACCCATTTAGTTTTATAGACGGTATTATTTTAAACAACGAAAGCGGAGATTCTTCTGTTCCGTCTGGTTATACTTCGGCGGATGGCGTTTGGAAAAATATTGTAGTCAATAGTAGTTCGTATGCATCTTATGGGATGATTTTAAACAATAGGACTGTTATGGATCGTACCTTAACAGGATGGATGCCAGTTAGCCCTACAATAACAATTGCTGCAAATTCAACAAATATGGGCATTAAGATAACAAATCCTGAACTAGGATATGTCTATGAAAAAGAATTTGATTCAGCTACAGTTAATAAAACATATGCTGATCCAGAGTGTATTCTTTATGACTATTTAGGAAATGGATACACTTTGCAATTAAAGGGTCAGGGTACCATAACCATATCATTTAGAAAAGGGAGTCTATAGTGTATAAAATTTATGCAATTAAGGGCTCTATAGAAACTTTGATTTATAATGACGTTACTCCAGAATTAACGACAACGAAGCTTATTGATCCAAAGCTTACAATGACAGATAATGCTGCTGGATCGCTTACTTGTAAAATACCTCAGGGTAATGCTATTTATAATACAGTCGAACCAATGACTGTCACGATTCGAATAACTAGAGACGATCAATGGCTGTGGACTGGTCGAGTTCTAACAATTAAAAAAGATTTTTGGTTAAATAAAGAAATTACAGCTGAAGGTGCACTTGCATTTCTTAATGATACTGCTCTTAAACAAAGAAAATGGTATAATTTGTCTACCGATATGTTTGTCCAAGCAGTACTTAATATGCATAATGTTAGAGTTCCAGAATCTAGGCGTATTAAACCTGGAGCGATATCAACCTCTACTTCATCAGGTAGTCCAATAGGTTTACGAGATTATGTAAGCAACGGCGAATCACCGTTGAAACATATATCTACATTGGCTGAAGACTGGGGTTTGCATATGCGAATCCGAGAATATTCTGGCGAATTATACCTAGATATGTTAACCGATGCTCAATTACCTTCTTCTAATCAAGAAATAGATTTTGGTAAGAACCTATTGGATTACATGGACGAAACTGATTGGTCAGATCTCATAACAGTTTTACATCCGTTGGGTGCAGAGCTTGAAACTACTGTAAATACTGGCGATGAAGAGTATCCTGATAAGTTAACAATTAAGGGAAAAACTCCTAGTGATACAACTACGTTTGGTGTTATCGACGATGAGTATTTATATAATAAAGCAGCTGTACAAAAATTCGGAAGAATTGAGGAAACTGTTGAGTGGAGTGAAGTAGACGATGCTAATACACTCATTGCTCTTTCTGAATTGTATTTAAACGATTTTCAATACTATGATATTAAACTTACTATAAATGTAATAGATCTTCACTATTTGACAAGTTCAACACAACCTTTTCTGTTTCTAAGCAAAATATTTTGTAAATCAAAACCTCATAATCTTGGCGATGAATTCATTATCAATAAAATGGAAATCCCATTTGATAAACCAGAAAATACTCAATTTAGTTTTTCTCGATCTACAATGGGCTATTATACGTCTGATCGTCCTACTCAAGGGTTTGGTAAAGGTACTATTTCTGGAACGGCTATAAACGTTAACACTTTTTCAAAAGGAAGTGTACTTAAAGCCGCAAAAGAAAATGCCATGCAAATGATTTATGCGAATTTACATGGTTTCGTGTCGTTAAATATGGATGAAAATGACGATCATGTAGAAAATTTAACGATCACAAATAGACTGCCTATTGAAAACGCTACTCAGAGATGGATATGGTCGCTCGGAGGTTTAGCATATCAAGAACGTAGTGGTGCTAACGTTGATTGGGGTCTTCCAAATGTTGCCATAACAATGGACGGTCAAATAGTGGCTAACATGATTACCACTGGTGTTCTTCGGGTTGCTTCTAGTTCTAGTGGTGTATTATTCAGCGCTGATATGACTAATAATACTGTTCGTATAGCTGGCTTTACAGTGCAAGATAATGCTTTACATACTTATAATAAAACAACTCTAGATAGTAATTCTTATGGCGTTTATGTTGGAACTGACGGCGTATCAACTTCATCTGGATCATTGTATATGTGTATGGCAAATGGCGAATTGTACGGCGCGTATAACGGTCAATATGGATACATATCATTTAAAACGCCAGAAGAAGGAAGCGGAACTCTTGGCTTGGTATTGGCTGGAAGAGGATATGTTGGCGTAATGACGGGTGGTTGGATTGGTTTCAGGAATGGTTGGAATTCTAGAGATTACACTGGCGTTACCGAATACGATAGCGGTACTACAGGATCGTTAACTTTGTATAATGGCGATGGAAGTGTTTATACAATTCTAGAATTTACTTGTGGATTATGTACAGGGTGGCATGTATGAGTGCTTATAAAGTTAAAAAAGACAATCATATGTTTTACGTAATGCCGTTTGATGTCGAGACATATATCAGAAAAGGGTATGACTTGTATGAAGAGATACGAACGCCTATTTCTGATATAGAAGCAGAAGTAAAATTTATAGATGATAATACAACTTCTGGCATCCCTGATTATTGGGCATCAAAAGACGGAGTATCATTTAAAATTCAACCTTTTAGAATGCTCGAATTTTCAAATCGAGGTTACGAAATTTTAACAAAGCATCTTTTCAAAATAGAAGATGTTGATGCCGAAATAGATAAAATAAATTCTAGCGATTCGATAATTCCTTTAGGAGAATTTATATGAAACTAACAAATTCTAAAATGTTGGAAAAAATGGAAAGCCTTACGGATTTTCTCGATAGAAACGATTTAATTGGATATTCTGCTGCTAGAAATTATAGACGATTAAGCGATGCTAGCATGGAATATTCAAAAAAGCAACGTGAAGCCATGTCCAAATACGGTGAACCAGAATTCGATAAAGATGGAAATCAAACCGGGAATATGGTTATACAAATTGGATCGGATAATTTCAAAAAATTTCAGCAATTTATTTATCCGTACG